CACTCTACTTCATCTGGATCGATTGGAAGTGAGTATTGTGTAAGAGCAAGTTTGATACCCATAACTACTAGTTCAGTATCAAAGTTATCCATTGCAAACCTTAAGAAGTTATTAACTTTCGAATCAAACTTCTTATCGTTTTTATCGCAGGCGTCTTTAAGTTCATAGCAAAGTGAAACAGTCAAGGAATACATGGCACTGATTTCTTTAGTTTCACACTCCTTAACCTTACCTTCAAGTATGTCAGTAGGGTCAGGAAGTTTTGAAGCAACCTTACGATGCGCCATAAACTTAACGGCAAGTCCTTCGCCGACAGAACCACTTACCAAATCGGTAGTGGTGTTCTCATCATCGTCTTCGTCTTCAATAAGCTCGGAGACAAATGACCAAGAACGAGGTGTAGCAAATGAACGACTTGGGCTTTTTGGATCAAAGTCATACAAGTCCTTCTTGCTAAAAGTCAAGTAACCAACAACATCTTGGTGTATGTCATTGTCTACTGCCCACTGGAACCAGTCATCAAAATCAACTGCAAGTTCTAAGTGAACAAATCTATTTGCCAACGGAGCAGGCATTCTATAAGTAACACCTTTGTCAGCATCTCTATTACCAGCCGCAACAATCAAAACGTTGTCTGGTAATTTGTATTGCCCAATACGTCTGTTAAGAATAAGTTGGTAAGCCGCCGCTTGTACTGCCGGCGCCGCAGAGTTCATTTCGTCTAAGAACAAAACAATATATTTGAATTTCTTAGCAAATTCTTCTGTTGGAAGTTCTTGCGGTGGTGCCCAAGCCATCACATTGTCATTTGCACTATAATATGGAATACCTTTAATATCTGTAGGTTCCCAAAGTGACAAACGAATGTCAATCAAATGCGAATTTTTTAGTGAATCAGTAATTTGACCTACGATATCGGATTTACCAATACCTGGAGGTCCCCATAAAAATATTGGACGCTTTTTCTTAAAAGCTCTTTTAATGCTTTTCTTTGCGCCATTGGGTGATACGGTACGTAGTGTAGTAGTAGTTTCCATTGTATATTCCTCTTCTATGTTTAACAGTGCCATAACTTAATTTCTAAGTATGTATATATAATACACTCGTTATACCCTAAAGTCAACCACTTTTGGACATCTTTTTACAAATTATTTTTTTCGTACCATTTAATAGGACCTATGCGACAGACGCCTAAAATGCACGTTTTTCGCTCCTAAATGGCTCTTAAACGCCGTTTAACGCTTTTCTGGGGTGTTTGTACGTATTACTCTATAAACCTGTTATAAGAGCATTTAATGACGGTTTATTCGTGCCTTTTCATAGCTTTTGTAAGTCCGTACTTACGGAGATCGCCACTAAAAAGGTGTAATTCCATGCTCTTTTTTTCGTCTGTAACCCATATACTATAGCTGGTTAGATAGTAAGGGCATGTAATAAATTGGTCTAAAAATATGTAAGTTTGGGTTGTAAATTTAAAATCTCTTGGAAATGGTATTTCATACATTTGGATATCCAAATTTTCCTGTAAGAAATCAAACCCATCTTCTGTGAGTCTTAGCCCACCTTCTGATTTGCCTCTGGTATTTTGCCACCAGTCAGACATATACTGTTTAACGTTCGCATCACTTATGGCAATGTCAGATTGTTTTAAGAAAACTTTAGTGTATGTTTCTTTCCAGTTCATTCATCTGTAACCAGTTCGCCTGAGGTAAGTTTGTAAACGGCGAAATCTTCACTTCTGAAAAGGTCATTAAGTTTCTTTGCTAGATTGTGTGCATGTCCTGGGTTAGAGAAAGATACTTTCTTATATTTAGGACCTGGATAATTCGTAATTGCGTTTGATGTTTTTAGATTGAATGGAGCGCCTTTATAGAACACTGCCCATATGGCTTCTGCTTGCAAAACTTGCTCACACTTGTAAGATGCTTTGTCTACATTCTCTAATATAATCGTCGGTTTTGGTCTACTCATTTGCGTAATCCTTTTAATTAACTACGCATATATTTATCTTTTTTTAGTAGAAAACTGCTAGTATTAAACCTGTTTTGCGGTTAATGCACCTAGTATTTGCCTTAGTTCTTTTTCGTTTACACAAAATACATTTTGTATTTTTCTAGGATACTTGTATTCTAGCAATAGCTTCTCTACTAGAGTAGGATAAACTGCTGGGTCAACTACGTCTGATTGACATTGTTGTTGGCTGTCAAATGTTGGATCAGTAAAAACGTAAATATCTCTATCAGCAGTTGCATCTGCATTAGGATCAAGAAGAAATAAAACTACAATAAACCACTTCATTTCCAGTCACCGCCACCGTCCATAGTAACTGTAACTGTTTCATTATCAGCACTAGATTTATTATCAATAATAAGTTTTTCTAGTCTACCTTGATGGTTTGCCATTACAGTTCCTAAAGCATATGCAAGTGCTTTAGCTTGTGTTAACGGAATCCTAATTTCTTTTTGATTACTTCCTTCAGCAGTCTTTACAATTTGTATAAACTGTTGAATTGGTATAGTATTAATTGGCTCGTTTGTTTGCATCTGATAGTTCCTGTCTCATTGTAAATTCAGTTTTGAAAGGACCTTTGTAATCATATTTTTCAAGTGTTACAAGTTTAGGACAGAAACTTCTTACCCAACCTTTATCAAAATGAATAATATAGTAACCTGCCGCATACAAGCTCTTAGACTTTTTACTTTTAGTAAAAAGTGGTAACTTCTTTTGTACATTATACATTACATTGTAAGGTGTACTAGATGTTGAAAAGCCGTGTATTTCTTTTATAGCATTGCTACCATCTGAAATAGTTGCTTTATCAAAACTTAATCCACCGATGTAACTATTAAAAGATTTAATATCAGTAAAGTAATCTGTTCCGGTCGAACAACTATACATGTATCTTTTGTCTTCTTGTTTCGATAGTGTACCAATACGTTCACCATCTTTTTCTACAATCCAAAATTTATTTTTTAGGATTGGCTTTGCCTTAATTGTCATTTTTACCTCCATTATGAATACCTCGCATTAAGCGGGTCAGCATAAAGTTGAATGTTATCTGCAATACGTTGCATGTCGTGTTTTGCACAGAACTTCATTAGTCGCATACCAACTTGTGTAATTGCTTTAGGTTGTTCTATAGCATCTTCTACCACATCGTTAATTATACTTCTAATGTTACCAGGCTGTGCAGTCAAGTCACAAAGTACTACATTACGTTGATAGTCGTCTAGTACACGATGCTCTACGCCTTCGTGATCAGTCCAACGTTGTAGCATCATGTTGTTCCAATTAAAGCCTTTATTATCTTTATCTTCAAATGCTTCAATTAGTCCGACTTTATTCTTAGTGCCTTTTGTTCTTACACCAGGGTAAGCACTAAACACATTATCACTTGTGTCACCTCGCATACACTTTTCAAACAACATAAATTGTGGATTAGGTGCAGGCTTAGGTTCTCCTGTCTTTTTGTCAAGTACGGGTTTCTTCTTCTTATCGTCAAAGTAACCTTCGTGTGTAATAATTGTATTGCTAACACCATTGTATTGTTTTACATTAGGTGCAATAAGTTGTGCAAAGTCACCGTCAGTACTAACAATAACATGATTATCATTAGGATGTGCTTGTATCCAACCTGCAATAAGATCGTCAGCTTCTAGTTCAGGATGATGTAATACAGAGCAGTTAGTCTTTGTACTTACAAAGTCTTTCCACTCATCAAACATTTCCCAGAACACTGTATCTTCATCTTGTTGTGCCTGCGTCTGTGCGGCACGAGCATCACTTCTATTTCTCTTGTAAGGCTCATAAAAATCTTTACGCCAACTGCGTCCTTCTAAGCAGAACACAACATGACTGCCGTCAAAGTCGGCCCATGCTTTCTTAATGCTACTCAGTGTAATATGAAAAGCCATACCTACTTTTGTGTCTAAATCACCACGTACTACGTGTCTTGCACGAAAGAAAGTATTAGCAGTATCTACTAGAATATATGTCATTAGTTTGCCTTTTTATAAATTATAGTAGTATTATAGCACCAGATCTGGCTTGTGTCAAGCATTATTTGACTTCTGCTTTACCATTATCGTCTGCTTTACTGGTATTGATATATCCCATACCTCGATCAGTACTTTCACCTTCTTCTTCTAACATTTGTGTAGCAATAGTTCTAAACCAAGCATCAACAATATCTTCAGGCTTTTCACCTGTATATCCTGCATCCATAAGTTGTTCAATAAACTCATTGTTCCAATCGAGCTCAAAGAAACCGTTTTTAATGTTATCTGGATTCACTTGTGTATCTAGTACTGCTACCCAAGGCTTTTTATCTTTAGTTGCTTGTGCTTTTTCTTTTTCAAGAATAGCTCTGCGTTCTTCTTCTGCAGAAAGTACTTTTACTTTTTCAGTTTTCATACCCAAAGCCTTTTTCATCTTATCTAACATATGTTACCATCCTGCCTTTCTAATTGCATCTGAAGGATCTACAGGAGCCTTCATTGCTTTCTCATGTTGTTTGTTTTTATATTCGTTGTCATATCTAGGTTCCCCAGGCATTCCCGAATAAGCTGATGTGGAGCCTCGGAGTAAACCTCCAACCACGTTCCATACATGCTTCGGCAACATCTTTAACGTTGAGGCTATATTCTTCACTGCGTCCCCCAAGCGGCATAAGATATACCGGACACTCGAGCCCGGCGCCACGATACTCTTGAACAGCTCTAGTAACTTCATCGAAATCGTCATTAGTAGCGACAACAAACTTAAGATAAATGTCACTACCGTTAACAAGGCTATAACTACGAGCCACATCAGGTTTAATAGCAGTGTCCCAAGGTTCTCCTGAAACTGAAAGTTTAGGGGAACATGACCACGTGACTGAAATTCGTTCATGATCTGAGAGATAGTTAAAGAACTCTTCGTGTAAAGTTTGTGTAGTGTTTGTTTCAAATGTAACATTTTTTAAGTCCTTCATCTTTGGATGTTCAAATAAATCAATGTAGAGTTTCTGCCATGCTAATAATGGCTCTCCACCTGTCATAATCAAGTGAATATCTTGACCGTTATTCATTGTCCATTTGCCTTCTGGAAGTAAACTTATTAGATGATCGACAACTTCATCTACTTCCCTTAACATATTAAAATGTTTAAACTCAGGATAGATACTTGCATATGTATCACAACCTGTATGTACGATAGGCAAATCATTAAACTCTTTTGTATTTTCATGTACACCAGCATCAATTAATGATTTAACTTCATCATTATGTTTTTTGCCTGCTTTGTGTTGTTCCCAACGATCACGTTTTTCGTCAGTACCAAAGTTCATACAACGAAAGTTGCAACCGAAAGTACGTAGAAATACACTTGGTACTCCTACAAATTTACCTTCGCCTTGTACACTATAAAACGCTTCACTATATCTAAGTTTCATATTAACTCCCGCAAGCAAATGACTGTTGCAGTTTTACGTTATCAATAAACTCTTTTTTAGTTGCTGGGTCATCTTTAAAAGCACCACGCAACACTGTAGTCTGTGTTAAACTACTATGTGCTTTGATACCTCTGTTTTCACAACATCCATGTGTTGCTTGTACATAAACACCTACGTGTTCACTACCTGTTTGCTTTTGCATTTCATTTGCAATCATAACATTTAGTTCTTCTTGTAGTGTTCCTCTCATTGCACACCATTGTGCAATTCTTGTGTACTTACTAAGTCCTAGTAATTTAGGACCAGCAATGATTCCAATGTATGCTACACCTTTTACTGTTTGATGATGATGTGAACATAAACTTGTTAGTTCACTTCTTACAACTAACATACCTTCATAACCATTTTCAATATAGTTAGGAAATGCACTAGGGTTAGGCATTGGATCATAACGACCAGACATAATCTCATTAATATACATCTTAGCCATACGTCTTGCAGTATCCATACTGTTAGGATCTGTTTTTGTATCAATCAATAATGTTTGTAATACATTTTCAAAAGCAGGAATCGCTTCTTCAATCAGTTGTTGCTTATCGCCTTCTTCAAGAACTGAACTAATGTTATCATTTGCCCAGTATCTAATACCTGCTTTGTCTAGTTTCTCTTTTATTTGTTCTACTTTACTCATTTCGTTCTCCGATGTTAAGGCAGTGGATTGCCAAATATTGTTATATTATACACTTTATTTAGGTCTGTGTCAAGCATTTTTTACATAATCCAAGTAATCTTTTGCAATTAATTCATGTATTTGCTTTGTATAATGCTCTCCATCTAACCTATATTCGTCCGTTTCAATGTTAATTGCTTTTGATAATTGCAAATAACCTTCAGCAGAAGAACTTGCTCTTTTGCCAGCTAACCAATCTCCGTACAATTCTATATTGTCTGGTACAAATACACGATTGTTTATTGACCATTGATACCATTTTATATTACGTCTGGCACACATAGTATCAATTGCTAATAAGTCTAAGCAATAGTCTCTGTATTGCAAAGGAGTTACTAGCTCATGCCAAAGTTTTGTATAGATATACTTTTCATGAAAGGGCTTAAAGTCTGCTTGTACTTTCATATCGTCAAAAAAGAAGCCTTTGAATTCTTCGTAGTTTTCTTTTCGAACCTGATCGATCATCTCAATATAATTTTCAGTTACACGATGATCAGTATACCTATGTATCTTTTCGTCTTTTGGTTGATCATTATCTAAATAAAGATCTGTTCCTGTAGTTTCACCTACATCTAAATTACGAGAACAAGAAAGTAAAAACCTGTTCCAGTATGTTGATTGTACGAAAACTTCATCAATGTCATCATACTTGTCAAACATTGATTTTAACCAGGCAGGATATTTTCTATTACACCCGCCCGGTTGGCTGTAAATTACAACCTGTTTATTGTTTTCATCGGCATATATTTCTGCATAGTTATTATCTTTCCAAGCAGATATTTCACTACCAATTTCGTAGTATCCGTGTGCGTGACTATCGCCGATGAATAAAGTTCTACCCATTAAAATATTTGTCGAGCATTTCAAGTCTATCGTGTGCCATAGCCATTTTATCTAGTTCCTTTTGAATAGTTTCGATAATATCAGAATGTTCTCCGATACCAACTACCTTACTCATATAGACTTCGATATTGGCTTTGTGCAATTCAATCTCTGCTTCTGCATGTTTCCTTGCCGCACTAATCATTACTTCCTTCAACATAAGCCTCCTTCTGTTTATAGTTTCCCTTATTAGGAATTACGTGTCTTACGCCGCCGCGTGGGTCTTCCATGTCGCCATTGCGTCTAGGAATTAAATGAACGTGTGGATACATAACAGTTTGTCCTGCCGCTTCTCCAACGTTCTGTCCAATATTAAACGCATCACAATATCCGCGTTCAATCCAGTCGTAGCCCCATTTGTATGCGGCTTCAAAACATTTAGTAAGGCCCTGCCAGTTTTCATCTTTAGGAACAAAGAGGATGTGTCCTTCTGTTACTGGATACCCATCTTTATATACTGTAAACTCTTTTGAGTCAATTAAAACATCTGTCCAAGGTTTAGAATCCATAATTAAATGCCACCATTATTCTTTCTTTATCTACCATTTGTTGTTCAACTTTATGATGCAAATGACTTGGAAAAATAATTAAACTTCCTGTCATTGCCGCACAAGTTACGTTAGGTGAGTTTGCTTCGTTTAGTTCTGAAACATTTACTCTTGGCCAATTAGCCTTCATGTTAGGATTAACAAGTGTTAGTCCTGGATGATCTTGATCTGCTTGAATATAGTATACGCCACTCCATGTGTCTGGAAGATGATTATGTTCTTCGTGGTATGTGTATTTACGATTAATGCTAAACCAACTGCTCTTAAGTGAAGGAGTATGTTGTAGTTTAGTTTCTTTATGACACTCCTGTACACACGCATCAATAAAGTTTTTTAAGTCTTCAAAACCTGCTGTTGTTAAAATGTTTTCAGCACCATATGAAGTATAACCATTTGCAGTGTATCTTACAGGAGATGAATCTTTCTTTTCTTTTTCTAAAAGCAAAGGCACAACTGCTCTTTGTAGTTCTTGAGCATTACCGTAAGATGCTCTAAAGACCTGTGTCGGAAAGATAAACTGCTTTTCAATCATTAATATTCTCCTACGTTTTCCCAAGGATAAACAAGCCAAACATCTTCTTCTGCTTTGTTTACTTCATGACAGTAGTAATTAACTTTGTCAAAATCACTTGCTAAGTTTTCTGTAAGTGTAGCAAATCTAACATTGTTGCCAAACACATTATCCCATTTAGGATCATCTGGTAAACAACCTGCTCTCCAGTCTTCTGTAATCCATTTAAAAGTAGCACCAGTATCATTAATATCATCTACAATAAGAATATTTTTATGATGCGGTCCAGCAGTTGGTCCAGGATTAGCAACATAACCATATGCATCATCAGCCATCCAAGATGCAGATTCACTTGCATATCCGCTATCACGTAAACTTACCTTAAGTGCTTCACAACGTATACCTGTCATATTTGAAATAATAGTTGCAGGAACATTACCACCTCTTGTGATTCCTACAATATAATCAGGACGCCAGTTGTCCTTATACATTTGATTTACAATACTGACGCACATTTTTTCTACGTCTTGCCAACTATAATAATGTTTCTTAATCATGATATCCATCGTCCTCGTCTAGTACTTTAATATTTGGTTGCTTTATAAACCAACTAGGAACTTCTGGACAAGCATCTTTAATTTCTTGTTCTGTAAGTGTACCTGGTTGCCTAATACCATATTTGTTAAATTGTTCAATAGCCCAGTCAGTTAGGTCTTGTTTTGTTTTAAACATTCTTCAAATAATCCTTGTTGTCAATCCATTTGCCGTTTTTTACAAAGCCCCAACTCTGTGCTTTTTTACCCATGAAGAACAAACTCCAACATGGAATATTATTTCCGTCTTTGTCTTTAGCAAGTTCTAACCAATGTAGATCTTTTGCTGAACGAAAACGTATGCTACCTGGACCACGCCAAAACTTACCTTTTGGTGTATGCTCCCAATAGCCGCCTTTGATAATAAATGCTCCCCAACTCCAAGGATGATCATGTAGTACAGGTTCGTCACTTACTAAAACTTTATGTAGTGTAATGTTAAAAGGAAAGTTTTTTCTGTCTTTTAAAAACACATACCATCTTATTAGATATGGAACTTTGCCGCTTCTATCTGTTATTACACGTTTTCTTCCTTTGAACCAATTAAAAAGGAATGTCATCGTCTATACCTCTTTCTTTTAACTTACCTTTGTAATCTTGCTCTGTCATTTTATAGATAAGTTTAAACTGTTCATATGCTTTTGCAAGAGCAGGATAGTGTTCGCACATTTCTTCAATACGTGATATACTAGGCATTTTGTCTTCAAACATTTTGTTTGAGTATTCTCCCATGTTAAAGGTATACTCACTGCCTGTATCAGTAGTGTAAGTAGTGTCTAAATTAACTGTACAAGTGTCTATAGTATCAATACTAGGTGTTGAATAACTCACACCATTAATAGTAATATTACTATCCCAGCCTCCTATATCTTCGCTGGCATTTCCTATAGTAATTGTATAATCTTTATCGTCACCCATTGCTTACTGCCTTATATAGTTCATCACCACTAAAGAAACTTTTCTTTAAGTTGTATAATTGTTTGTCCATTGGAATTTTGTAATCATTATAGTTTTCTATATAATCAGTAATTTTGTTTACAACTTCTGATTTAAACTTTTTATATTGATCAAAATTCTTTGTCCATATACTAGGATATTTAAATTCAGTATTTGCCATTTCACTGTAACTAAGTCTATCTGGCACCATAGGAATACAATCTACAAGTAATCCTTCATACCAACTAATACCTAATGTTTCTTGTAAGTTAGCACTGAATACAAGTTTAGCACGACCTAACAAGTTATGATATTCGTTTTTTGTTAGTTGTTTTTCTTGACAAACAATAAATTCATATTGTGGTAATGCAGTTGCAAGATCTTTAAAAATATCAACTTGCTTCTCAGGTGCAATTCTATGTGGGAATAAGATTATATTTTCTTTAGGCATGTTTTTATAACTGTCTAAACTTGTAGCCAAGTATTCCATAGGCCAACCAGCTCTAACAATTTTATCTTCATTAACTTGCCTATTATCTAAATTAGGATCATCTTTGTTTTTAAATGTTTGTAAAAATAGATCTATATGAAACTGTGTAGCAAAAAAGTTATGATCATAACAATCAAACATACTACGTTCTGCATTTCTTACCCAAGGCTTGTTACCTATAAGCCTACCTAAAAAATCTTGCGGATCGTAACTACCAGCATGCCACAAACCACCAATGCTAATGTCAACACCCAATAGCTCTGCCATGTAGCGAAGTTGTACCACTGTAGGATTCCAGGCATCAGTATAGAGAAAATAATCACCGTTCTTAACAGTTCCATTACAAAACATTTCTCCTATTTTTTCTAACTGTTTACTCTTATATATGTTCGTTCCACCAAAGTTAAGAAATGCCCCAGGCGTTGTAGCCTGAGGCGTCTCTCCGCCACTAATTACTTCGACATCATTATTCGTAGCTCGCTTCAGTTGCTTTGGAAGATATTCTTTCCATTGCTTTGTATAGCGGGTATCAACTGCTTCAATATCTACGATATAAATTGTCATTAGTGTCTCCTGTTACTTTGATAACGGCCTTGGCCGTTATTCTTATTAAATTTACGTTTACCGCCTGAACGAAATCTGCTATAAGCCTGCCAAGCACGACTTTTATTATTATACAGATTTTTTTCGCTCCAAGCATAGCCATCATGACCATACAAGTAAGCAGTTGCACAGAACGCTCTAAAACGTTCCAAGTCGTCAAAGATTTTTACAATCTCTGGGTTGTTAGCAAAGTATTCACCCTTGTTTGCCATTTGTGTTTCTCCTTTAATAGCTAGGGTATGTAATGTGTGCACCGTTCTCTCCGTCCTCGGAAATTTCGATGTGGACCTCACGTCCGGGGTACTTGTCTGTAATTTGTTTATATAAATCATCTGACATCATCTCACATGACTTATAATCAAGTTCTAAAGTTTTTTCTGCGTATAGCTTCTCCATCCAACGTTTGAACTGAATAAATTCGATATCTCTGTCATTGTGTGTTACAGTGATACCAACTCTAAAATGAAATATGTGTCTATGTGGATAACCCAAAAAACTTACATCATATTCATCACCTGTTGCAAGACTAGGATCATCTAGTGCCGCAGGATACTTGTGGATACCTTCTTTTCTAAAGGTTACCCAAATCATTCGCTTTGCTTTTTGCAATGCGTTTTCTTTGCCTTCTTTCATATCTGCCTCTTTCATCATTCTTAACATACCGTCATAATAACGTTCATGTTCATTTGTTGCATTACCGTCCATTTATTATACTACCTTTACTCATCGTTGTCAATAGATATTGGTGAATCATTTTCATATTTTTCCCAAGATGTAAACTTATCTCTTGGTTGCAGATCCCTTACATGATGTACCCAAACACCCGAATTAGATGCTTTAAAGTCTTTGTCATCAATCTTTACACAAGCATTATAGTTAAGTTGATCAATATAAGGCATTTTTACACTTATCATACTAATAAACTTATTATGTTCATTGTAACCTGATTCTAATACAAATTCATGAAACTTAACATCATAATCTAGTGTTACCCAAAAACCGCATTTAAGTAATTCTTTAACAAGTTCATCCCATTCCTTTTGTTCTTTTTTAGTACCAAAAGGTAATTGAATATTAAAACTTTGATTAGCACCTAAGTATATGTGTTCGACATGTTCTTTTTGTGCTTTCTCAATTACTTCTTTATAGTTCTGTGGGCCTACTACAAATAATGTGTGCAGATCATGTGCTGGAGTTTTCTCAACTTCATAACCTGTGAAGTATACAACATCATCCCTTACACCATCATCGTAATCTCTATTCATTTTTAAGCTGATCCTTTACTGCTAGTTTTTGTTTTTTTAAATTAATAAGATGTGCTTTGTGATTATATGAACGATCACCTGCACGTTCTTTTTCTACTGCCTCTACTTTGTTATGTAAATAGTCGTGCATACTTTGTAATTTTTTTGCACTTTTGCTTTTTCTTCCTGTCGCCATCATTTATACCTCCTCAAATAAATTACCAAAGCCTGTATTTGCATTTACAGTCTTTTTACCTACTGCTCCTCTAGTGCCAATAATTGACATCCAGAATCTCGAAAATTCTTCTATGATTGCTTCCGCTTCATCTCTGTTTGATGTTGCAAATATTGCTTCCACAACATCTCTAAAATATAACCTGTCGAACTGCTCCTCCACAAGCATTGCCGGAACGATTCCATTGTCGTATTGTCTATTTGCTTCTTGTACTGCATTAATATGACTCCATA